TTAAAATGGTAAATCTGAATTACTGGATTGATCAAATTTAGTTAAATGTGAATTAATAATCCTTTTATAAAATTCAAACTCACTAAAATCAAAATTCCTATCAATTTTAAGAATTTCATCTATTAATTTTTCTAAAGATTGAAAAACTAATTTATTATCATTCATACCTTTGAGTAAATACCTTAATTCTGCCAAATTAAATTTATTAATTGAACTTAATATTCTTTCTTTAAAAAAATTATCTCTCTCAAAACTTGGACCAATTCCCAGCATAACATCAATACAAAAAATATTATATTTATCTCTTATCATTTCTTCTTCACATTGTGATTCATAAAGTTCCATACAATCTAGATATACATATTCAAGTTCACCTTTAGTAAACGATGAAATAAAATCAGACATAGAACTATATTTTAAAAACTCAAAATGCTTATATGCAGGGCTTTCAACTAAAGATATAATTAATTTTTTGAAACTTTCATCCATATACTTAAACAAAAATTTATGTTTTGCCCAAAACTCTATATAATAATCAAGAAAAGTCTCATCTTCAGGAACTTTAGCAATATTTTTTATTTCATTTTTTAAAAAATCTATAAATATTACTTTTTTTTCAGTAGCTAAAAAACTAAGAATATGTAAGTTAATATCTAAATTTAATTGTAATATATCATCTGTTTTTACAAAGACAAATATCCACAATTTTTCAATAAATTTCTTAAGAACATTATCAGACATAAGTGGTAATAGTTTATTTTTAAAATACAACTGTCTTTCTTTTTTTCCATTAATGATACTTCTAATTCTATTTAATTCTTTTAATACATGATCGATTGCTTTTGAGGAAATCAATGCTTCTCTCAAAAAAACACTTTGCATAGAAATTTCAATTAAGGAATATACTTTTGCTTTTGTAGGCTTATATAGTAAATTTTCTTCATTAATAACAGGGTGAGCACAAACATGTCTCATTTTTTGTAAATGTCTAAACTGTTCTAATTCAGGAGTACCAAAAAAATTAAATTCTTTAAAAAAATCTTCAACTAATTCATATTCCCAAGTTGATGAAGTTTTATTTACGTCTAATTTTTTCTCAATTTTTTTTAATATTTTTTTTGCAATTTCATCGTTATAAATTGAATCTAAATCTTTTAACTTCAACAATAGATCAGTCACTACAACTGACCAAAGCATAACAACAGCTGATCTATAATTACCAATTACATAAGATGAATGAACTTCTTTGAACAACTCTTGTGTGTAAGAGTTCTTAATTAATTGTACCGATTCATCAATGGAAAAATTACTCATGGCTCTTACTTCTTAAATATAAATAAAATAAATTCCATAACCTTCTGGAAGCTCACCCAAAGGTCCTGCAATATGAACTAAAAACTCTACGTAACAACGTTCTCAACTTTCATGAAATATCCTTTTTTTTAAACTATTTACCTACAGAATCAGCTTTTCCACTATAAGACGCTTTTAAGTCGTTTACTGCTTTAATAAAATCGGTATTCGCTTTCATATTCTCATGCATCAAGTTTTCACCACCTGTGTAACTTTCATGATGAATACTATTGCCAAAGTATTTATACGCTAAATCAAATCGTATTTTATCTTTAAGTTCTGTGGGCAGACCTGCTATATAACGAGGCAATGCATCAAGTTCTTTTGAGGTACGGTAAGCTTCATCAGCTAGACGACGAATCATAAAAGATCTTTTTAGAAGAAAAGCAGCAAGTGTAGTAGAAAGAATAAGTAAGGAAATTTTTTGCAAATAGAATGTAGCTGTATGCGCCCCATGAAACTGTTCAGCTAACTTAAATTTAAACTTATCTGTTTCTATATCAATAAACCAACCAAAAAAATATAAGAACATAAAAAATATTACTATATAAAATCCACCTTCATAAAACCGTGCAATTTTTTTAAATTTATTAGAGTTTTCTTCAAAAATTGTATGTATTTCAATATTTTTCAGGTCGTCTAAAGAGGTCTCAAGATTTAAAACTTTTTCATCTAATTTTAACTTATCTTCATTAATTTTATTTAATTCTTTAGAAATAATCATGTTATTTCTTATACTACTTAATAGATTAATAAGATTATTCAAATGAGATTCAATTGATAAAAATATTGGACTATTAGATGGTTCTTTAAAAATATATTCACTTTTCTCATTTTTAAAATTAAAATAGTGGCTAATTAAACTATCTAAACTATTAATATTACTACCAATTATATCTAAATCCTCATAAAAGGGACTACGTATGTATATTGCATTTTCTGAATGTTTTAATTTAGCAATCACATCTATATAAAATCTATGAATTCGAGTTACATTCTTAGATAGTTCTATATCATTTTTTATATTTGGACTTTTAAGAAAATCACTTAAATTTTCTTTTTGATTTTCTAATCTTTTTACTAATTTTAATACTTCTACTCCTATTAACATTCTTTCATTTACCACAATTAACCCCCAAATTATTATAAAGCCTTGACACATAATAGTATCTAAGCTTTTCTAAACTTTCTACAATAAAAACTAGCCCAACAAAAAACCCCTAAACCGTCAGTTTAGGGGTTTTCGTAGAATCATAAGATTCTGAATCTTGGTCCCGAGGGTCGGACTCAAAGTAATTTTATAAAACAGATATATAAAGACAAAAAAGCGGGAATTAGGTGGAAATAGTACGTTTTATCGTGATTTTTATATGCAAAATATCTACAATGCTGAATCTTAAAAAAAGTACAGTTTAAAAATTCTAATGGTGGTTTCGGAAAGAGGTAATAAAGGTAACAGCTATTCAAAAACACACAATAAACCTATGAAAATATTAAATAAATTATGAATTTAAAAAAGGTAACTTATAGGTAATCTAAGGGTAATTTATTACCCTTTAAAAAGGTAACAAGTGATTACCTTGTATATAGTTGATTTAATTAATAATATTGAAAATATTTTTATTTTGATTACCTGAGATTACCCCTACATGGTAATCAACATATTTCATTTAATATCATATACTTAATTAAATATAATCTCTTTTTTTACCTTTGTTACCTTTTTTCCAATTTTTTCATTTCTTAATCGTATGTCTTTGAGATGCTTTTTCTAAAACCAATTATTTTTTTATGTGTGGTAATTTGTGGAAATGCTGTAGAAAAATGTAGAACTGATTATTTAGCATTAGGCTGTATCATGCACCACTACTGCTGTGGCTTAGATGGTCATCGGTTGGGATCACAAATCTGTTGAATATTCGACACATTTACTGGGCAGGTGAGGTGGGGGGTCAACCGCCCGGCCTGAACTGGCTTTTGTACTTTTTGAAACTTTGGCCAAAAAAAAGCCCTCACACATGGAGGGCTTTTATTTTCGTAAAAATATTGTGATCAGCTCTGTTTATCTGGCTTCACTTGCTGTGGCCATGCCTGGTCTAATCGTTCTGCATCAATTGCGTGTTCATCAGCTGCTTTCGAGATTTGTCCACCAGCTCCTGCCACTGTTTCGAGTACGGAATTGCAGGTCTTTGCGTATTCAATGATGGCTTCACTGGTACCTGTGGACAGACGTTTGTTGGTATCACTGATCTGCTTTGACAACCGGTCAACAGCCAAAGCACTGTCACTGGCAGCAGCCAGCGCAACTTGTAAGTTTTTATTTGCATTTCGTTCTGACTCCAGAAGTTGAGTTGACCAGCCCTGCTCAGTCGAAAGTTTTGAAACAGTGGCTTGAGATTTTGCAAGGTCACGTTCGGTTTCTACCAATTTGATATCAGCTTTTAATAAATCGATTTGATGTGACTTACCTGCACTGTTGTGCATTGAAAACGCCAAAGCGATGGCCAAGGCAACCATCACAATGTATTTCCAATGTTTGATACTAAAAGAACAGGCTTTACGTGCAGCCTGAATAACTTTGATTGGTACCGTGATACTCATCGTTATTTTTCCTGTTTGAATTGAAGTTGATGAAACTCTTTGAAGCGGATGATCTGATCACCTGCCCATTCGTTTACTGTGTTGGCAAATAAATTTTGAAGTGGAACAATTTCGGAATACCAATAGGCTTCACGTGCTTCACTAATCGATCCGAAACCACCGGCATTGGATGGAATGATGCCGAGCAATTGCGGTGGTGTCCGTTGGGATGCAAGAACGTCATCACGTGTGACGTTTTTAATATTTAAGAATTCATCTTTGGCAGCCAATTCACTGATTGGAATCAGTTGTAAACCATCCTTTTTTCCATTTGGTGCATGCAGAAATAAATTTCGGAAGTTACCTGGACCACGTGAATCTTTCATCGCTTGTTTCAATGCATCCACATCTGCATCATCTACACCAGGATCAGTCATATATAGGATGAAGCCGGCATGAGATCCGTTGTTATAATATTTGCGACGAAATAAAGTGGCTGATTCATTGAGCCACATGGACTGAAGTGCTGCGATATATTCAGGCGTTCCGTAAATTTCTTGATCGACATCAATACCTTTGATGTGGCAAACGGTACCAGGTTTAAAAACGTGTTCTTCAAAACCGTTCAGCAGCTGTAAAAACTCATCAGGTTTTTTCATGCGTCTGGTGTACTTAGCCATGAGTCCATCATAGTGATGTGGCTCATTCAATCGATTGTCGATCCGCTGTAAATAGCCATTACCAAAAACCAAATAGTCGAAAGCAATGCGTTCAAATTCAGATGAACTGATCAATTTATTTGGCGTGAATGACGACACCAGCTGATTCTTTTTATAAAACACTGCAGTCGACAAATAAGGCATTGCCTTAAAGGATTTTGCCAAAGCATTCATGCTGATATGTGGTTCATAATAATTGCCACATAACCAGGTTTCATAGAACTGTGATAAGTCACGGCCATTCATTACCGGCTCTGCATCACCGAACGTAAATGCCTGCACTTTGCTGTCGGACATTAGTAAATCTCCATAGAGGATTTTTTAGATTTTGTTTGGTCATCAAGGGTTAAAGGTTCATTTGCGAACGCATGGAAAATGGCAAAAGCCAAATCTGCATGACCGATGTTTTCTGCACGTGATGCTTCAAATGTCATTTGTCTTTGTGAAGCAGTCAGTGTTTTTCGAATGGCCATAATTGACATGGCCACGTCAGTGGATCCGGCATCAAATTCAAAACGACCTTTGTTGATCACATCCATTGCTTTCATGACCAATTGTGTTTTGACATCGACGCTATAATTGAAAGTCGTCAAATTCGGGAAGAAATCTAGGACCAATTGAGCAACACCGGTACCCATACCTGACTTGTCTAAGCCGATATATTTGACGTTATATTTGGTTGTTAATTTTTTGATGTATTGCGCTTGGCTGGCAAAGTCCATGCCTTTGAACTGATGATGTTCAAGCAAACGAAACTTTGGATAATCAGGTTCAGGTGGTGCAATGACCACAAGCCCTGCACTATCGCCACTTTCTGCCGGATCGTAACCAATCCATACAGGTTTATTGCCAAATGGACGAAGTGCTAATGGTTTAAAGTCTTTGGACCACACCTCCCAAGAATCGACCATACATGGCTGAATGATGGACAGTGGAAAAACACTGTGGCCATCATCGACAAATTCACACATATAAAGATTGGCAAATTCTTCAGGACTGTTTTCGGCAATGAGTTCATCGATATCGAATAGATCACAGCCTTGGCGTTCGGCATCTTGAATATTGACAATATGTCGCCACATTTTGTCGCCACATAAAGCACCGTTTCTTAAATTTGCATGACTGGTGTCGATCTCAATTCGATTTTCTTTGCTGCGACCTTTATTGAAAGCGTCCCCTGTCCAAAAGGCATACGCTTCATGCGTTTTACTTGAAGGTGTAGAGAAATAGGTTTTTTTGTACTGCTTTTGGGCAGCCATTGCCGATGCCACTTTTTTCAGTGTCGCAAAGCCATGCACCCAAAAGAATTCGTCAAAATATAAGTCACCATGGTATGACTGTGCTGTTTTGGCATTAGTGCCCAAGAAAATCAGCTGAACAGTATTACCACATGGAAGCGTGATTGAAATCGGATCGCCTTGCAGATCCACTTCAATGGACTGCATGACAAAGTTTTTGATGTAGGTTTTAAAGCCATGTGCCTGGGCTTTGGATGCCGACAAGAAAATCTGATTTCGACCAGTGGTGACAGCTTTGATCAATGCTTCACGTGCAAAATAGAAAGTCGCACCAATCTGACGTGATTTTAATAAGGCACGATTTCGCTGTTCACGCGCACGGTACCACACCTTTTGATACTCAAATAAGCCTTCATCAAAGTCTTCAAGAAGTTTTTCGACCTGTTCTTCAGTCAGTGCATTTGGCTGTTTAGGCTTACGTGGACCAGCACTTCTATTTTTGAGTTTTGGATTCAGATCGGTTTCATTACCACCGTCAGAATATTTTTCAATTCGTGCCATGCGTTCCAATTGGCGCATGAGCAAATCAATTTCCTTGAAATCACCAGGTGTTTTTTTCTCAAGAATAATCAGTTTGATCAATTGAGCAGTTAAAGCTTCACCGACTCGACCTGCAGGTGCATCTTTGTCCCATTCATCACGTGTTTTCCAAGCGTGAACATTTTTATCAGGCTCGTCGATGTAATCTGCAATCGAGCTGATTCGCCACCCCATCCAATACAAAAATTTTGCTAGAAGGCGTTTGTCGAAGTTTAGATTTTTCGGTGTATCAAGTGCTTTATCCATTGGCTCATTAAGCCAACGCTATAACATTTATTCATTGTGGCTACTTTGTAAAACCCACTTAATACAAGCCCTTTGGATTGAATGTTTATGCCGTTCTTCCGATTCTGCTAACTACTTTAAATAGATTTTATCTATCGACATAGACACAGGATTCAGAAATGAAGAAATCCAAATTTTTCCGTGTTGCCGTTGCTGGATCCACGACTGATGGTCGAGTGATTGAAGCGACATGGATTCAACAAATGGCTGACAGCTACGATCCAAATACATACACAGCTTTAGGCAATCTTGAGCATTATCGTGGTTTTTCCCCAAGTTCGGAATTTGGCACGTATGCAAAAGTGACAGCTTTAAAAGCTGAAGAAGTCGAAATCAACGGTACCAAAAAACTTGCATTATTTGCTCAAGTTGATGCCTTTGATCAATTGCTTGAATTGCACCAACGTGGCCAAAAGTTATTTACGTCCATTGAAGTCAATCCAAATTTTGCAGATACCGGTAAAGCCTATTTAGTCGGTTTAGCATTTACTGACACCCCTGCTTCATTAGGTACGCAAATCATGGAGTTTGCAGCAAAACAGCCTGAAGCAAACCCATTTGTGGGTCGTAAACAAGATGCAGCCAATTTATTTACTGCAGCTGAAGAAGCATCAATCGAATTTGAAGACGGCCAAGAAACCCCAGCAAAAGGTCTGTTTTCTAAAGTTTTGGATTGGTTGAAGCCACAACAAGAAGAACAAGACAATAAAAATAAAGACCAATTCAAAGAAGTATCTGACTCACTTGAAGCGATTGCCAAAACGTTTGGTGAAAGTCAGACCAAGTTGCAAAAGGTCGAAACTGAGTTTTCGGAACTTAAAACCAAGCATTCTAAATTGGAACAAGACTTCACAAATCTGAAAACAAAATTAGAAGGCGAAGAAAATCCAGGTACACCACCTGCCCCTGAAAACACTGGCAACTTCTCTGAACAAATCGAGTGCTAAAATATGAAAAAGCTTACGCTACAAAAATTTAATCATACCGTTGCAAAACTTGCTGAAAAAAACGGTGTGGAAACTACAGAAAAAAAATTCTCTGTTGAACCATCTATTGCCCAAAAAATGGTGGATACACTTCAAGAAACTTCTGAGTTTTTACAAAAAATTAATATTCAGCCTGTCGATGAACTAGAAGGTGAAGCAATTGGCTTGACTCAAGGTTCAACCATTGCAGGTCGTTCAAACACTAAAGGTGGAACTAAGCGTACACCAGTGGATCCAACTGGTCTGAAGTCTAATCCTTACAAATGCCATAAAACTGATTTTGATGTGGCAATCCGCTACGAAAAAATGGATGCTTGGGCTAAATTCCCAGACTTCTATGCACGTTGGAAGAAATTTGTTGATCGTGCAATTGCTTTAGACATGATCATGATCGGCTGGAATGGTGTTAGTGCTGCAACACAAACAGATCGTGATGCAAATCCACTCCTTCAAGACGTGAACATCGGCTGGCTTCAAAAAATTCGTACCAATGCACCTGAACGCTATATGTCTGAAGTTGTTGATGCTTCAGGAAAAGTAAAAATTGGTGCAGCAGGTGATTACAAAAACTTGGATGCACTGGTCGTTGATGTTGTTAGCAACTTGATTGGTGAAATCCATCAAGATGATACTGACTTGGTGGTGATTTGTGGCCGTCAATTACTCAATGATAAAAACTTTCCATTGGTGAATGATGCATCTGACAATACAGATACTTTGGCTGGCCAAGTATTAGTAAGTCAAAAACAAATCGGTGGCTTGCCAGCGGTACGTGTTCCATTCTTCCCAGACAATGCGTTGCTTGTGACTTCGCTTGATAACTTGTCAATTTACTTCCAAGAAACTGGCAAACGTCGTCAGATCGTTGACAACTCATCATTGGATCAAGTGGAAGAATACCAATCTTCAAATGATGCTTACGTGATCGAAAACTACGAAAAAGTAGGTTTCGTGGAAAACATCGAAATTCTATAAATAGGTGAATTATGTTGAGTCCAGCTCGACGACACCTACTGAAAGCCAAGGCAGCTATTGAAGCTGCCAAGGCTGACGAATTTGGTGGTGTACGTCCAGACGCAAGCGTCTACCAATTACAACTGACCGAACTCAAAAACGATATTCATGTTTTACGTTCAATTCAGTCACAAGAAAAACGTGCTGAAGCGAAAAAAGAACTGATTCCAAAGCACATGCCTTATGTGTTGGGTATTGTTCAGTCAGGCGCAAAAGTTGAACAAGATGAAGTCATTACCACCATCATGCTGTGGTGCTTCGACTGTGGTCTATTCAATCAAGGTTTAAGCCTTGCTGAATATGCTTTAGAACAAAACTTAAAAATGCCTGATTCATTTAGTCGCAGTACTGCAAGTATTGTTGCTGAAGAAATTGGTAATGCTGCACACAAAGCTTATCAAGATGGCCAAGTCTTTAAACTTGATGTTCTTGAAAAAGCCACTCAATTAACTGCTGATTACGATATGCATGACCAGATTCGCGCCAAATTATATTTAGGTATTGGTCGTACTTTCCTGCAGTTAGATCGTGGATCTGAAGCCGTTGCATTCCTCAAAATGGCGATTGCAAAAAATGAAAACTGTGGCGGTAAAACTGATCTGAGAAAGGCTGAAAAGCTTTACAAAGAACAATTAAAAAATTCACCTGAACCGATGCTGAATGCTGATGGTTCACAGGTCGTCGATGATCAAGGCAACTTGATGTTTCATCCGACGTAACGAGTGCCCCGCGCCAACCGAGGGGCAGAATTGACGCTGTAATGACATTTTTATGCGTAATTACAAACTCAATTCTCCACCCCTCAACTATTAGAGAATGACAATGACCGGACTAATTGCAAACGGCAACCGCAACAATGAAGAAGTTGTCATCACCAGTGATTCATTTTTCCCTGGCATATCGAGCAAAGCCATTCGTGAAGCATTGCGATTTGATGGAAGTATCACTGATCAGCGTTTAATTCCTGCGATTGAATCAGCCATCATTGAAGTCAATGATCAGCTCGAATCGCTGACATTAAAAGCAGCATCACTTGCTGAAATCAGTCCAAAAACCATCACCACTAAAGGTGTGGAAAAGCCCATCACTGAAGTTCTGTATTTCCGTGCTGTTGCAGCAGCGGTTGGTGCTGAATTGACTGAAAAGTATCGTGCTTATGACACCAACAACAATGGTGGCCAAAAAGCAGATGATCTGACACCAACAATTGATGATTACCGTCGAGATCTGCGCTTCGCTATTCGTGATTTAAAAAAAATTCGTCGTTTGAATGTGGAGCTGGTTTAAATGAAAACTGTTTATGCCCTTCAGAATGACACGGTTGACGCAATTTGTTGGCGCAACTATGGACGCTCATCTGGTGTGGTCGAAGCAGTACTTGAAGCCAATCCACACTTGTCTGAATTTGGTCCATTTCTCCCGATGGGGACAAAGGTTCAGTTACCAGAACTTCAAACACAACAAAATAAAACGCAAAGCATTCAGCTTTGGGATTGAGAACAAAAAATATGGCTGAACCAACCACATCAACGACTGTCGCAATTACCGCTTCTGCCGGCTTGGTATCACTCCTTCCTTTCGTGAATGGTGATGCACTGTTTGGTGCAGTAATTGGTGCAGCATTTTTGGCATATACCCAAGTGTCACTGAGCTATGGGAAACGTATTTTTTCGCTCATGTTGTCAGTCGCTTTGGGTTATGCCTTAGCCCCTGAAATTTCAAACCGAACTGGTGTGAATAGTCATACGGTCATTGCTTGCTTTACCAGCATGTTTGCTTTGCCTGTTTTGGTGAAGGTCATGAAATGGGTGAACAAGTCGACATTGACTGAGATCTTCAACACCACTTCAAAGTTCTTTTCTGCCCTGTCCAACACTTTTGGAAAGGAGAATAAAAAATGATGCAACTCATGTTGTCGCCATTGGCACAAACAATTTTTTCCATCGTTGCCGTGCTGTGCTATGTGGCATGTGCATTCCGTATTTTATGTTTTGATCGTTTACACCTGCAAAAATGTTCGTTTCGACTATTTGCAGTTGTTCTGATCGGTGCATTCCTTGCACAAAGCATTCATATCATTTTTATTAAAGATCCGGTCACGATTTGGGATGCCATTCTCGCGGTGTTCTTAGTGGTCTTTATTTTTCGAAGTAAAGGCAATGTCGTTTCAATGCTAAGGAGCACACCATGAGCATTTTAAAGTTGGGTTCAAAAGGTTCAGCCGTCACTGAATTACAAAAACTACTGATTAAAAATGGCATGACTGGCAAAAATAAGAAGCCACTCATTGCTGATGGTGACTTTGGCGAAAATACTGAATATTCCGTGATTCAATTTCAGAAACTGAAAAATCTGAAGGTCGATGGATTGGTCGGTGACTACACACTAAAAGCCCTACGTGGTGAAGCCACCAGTAAACTTTTAAAAGAAAGTGATTTGGTCTCAGGTGCCAAACGTTTGGGTGTGCCTGTCATCGTAATTAAAGCCATTGCTGAAGTTGAAACGCTGGGTGAAGGTTACTTGCCAAATGGTAAGCCTAAAATTCTGTTTGAACGTCACCGCATGTATTTCTATTTGAATCAGAAATTCGGCAAAACCAAAGCAAATGCACTTATGGCTAAACATCCGAATATTGTGAATACCAAAACAGGTGGTTATCACGGTGGATCTGCTGAGTACACACGTTTAAGTCAAGCCAAACAGCTGGATGAATCATGTGCATTACAGTCGGCATCTTGGGGACGTTTCCAGCTCATGGGTGAAAATTGGAAAGCACTAGGTTATGCATCTGTTCAGGAATTTGTAGCACAGCATGAACAAAGTGAAAGCCTTCAGTTTGAAGCATTCCTTCGCTACTGTGAAACCAAGTCTGGTGAAGTGGATGACAAAAAGTGGATGCTCATCGATGCGTTACGTCAAGAAAATTGGCACGTGGTTTTTTCACTGTATAACGGCAAAAACTATAAAAAACTGGGCTATGACACTAAGTTTTTACGTGTGATGAACCGCCTCGATCCAAACTATAAGAGTGCAAAAGCTGCATGAAAAAGCCAAATCAATTAAGAGAATATTTACTCAATGCGATTCCTGATCTCAGCCCTGATCAGGATCGTTTATTGATCTTCACCAACAATGGTTCACTTCGCAGTACCATGGTCAGTGGTTTTAGTTTTGAAATGTCATACACATTGGATCTGGTCATCACGGACTATGCCGGTGATGTTGATGTCATTGGAGTCGTGCTGTTCACGTGGATTGCAGAAAATCAGCCTGAATTGATGGCCAACCATGAAAAAGGTAAACAAGCCATTAGTTTTGAAGCTGAACTGATTGATAACAGCAAATACGATATTAACTTTCAAATTCCACTGACTGAACGTGTCGTTGTGAAAAAGTTGCAAGATGGCAAATTAGAACTCAGTCATCCTGAAGAACCGAATTACACAGAATTTGAACCTGCCACTGATTTTGAAGTCATCGATCCATCGGGTGAAGTCATTGCTTCATGGACCACTGCTGAAAAACAAGGTTGGTCATTAGACATGCCACCAACAGGTCGAAATCAATGACGAACAATGTTGAAGAACTTGCCACCTACTTACAGCCGTATTTAGAACGGTTGTCAGTGGGTGAACGTGCCAAGCTTTCAAAACAGATCGGTCGTGATTTAAGAAAAAATCAGGGCAAACGTATTTCTGCACAACAGAACCCAGATGGTTCAACATACACCCCAAGGCGCAAACGCCTTCGTGAACAAAAAGGCAAAATTAAGCGCAAAATGTTCACCAAATTAAAAAATACTGCTCATTTAAAATTGCTCAGTAATGCTGATGCCATTGCGATTGGCTTTGTGGGTCGAGTTGCACGTATTGCACAAGTACACCAGGAAGGTTTAAAAGATCGTGCGGAACGTGGCGCACCGAGTGTGGTCTATCCAAAACGTGAACTTTTAGGCTTCACAGATCAGGATTTAAAACTGATTGAAGATTCATTCTTAAAACATATCAATCTTTAAGTTTTCAATATTGTAAAACTCACTTAATACAAGCCCCATCAGCTGAAATGGCTTAGTCCTTGACGCAAAGTGTTTGCATGAATGCAGATGCTAACCGTCGTCTTGAAAATATTGTTCGATTTGGAACCGTCAAGACCATCAATCCGTCTAAACCTATTCCACGTGTCATCGTCAATTTAGGCGATATAGAGACACCGGAAATCCGTTGTCTCAATATTCGTTCTGGTGACGATGCAACTTGGGATATGCCATCGATCAATGAAGAATGTGTGGTCATTTCACCATGTGGCGATATTGGTCCAACAAGTTTTGTTCTATACGGCTTTTATAACGATGACCACCCTGCACCATCTGATGATCTCAACAAAAAAATCCGTATGTTTGCCGATGGCTGTGTCATTGCCTATGACGTTTCATCACATCACTTATCTGCTGTTTTACCTTCAGGTGGCACAGCTCTTTTGACTGCTGATGGTGGTGTCACTGTCAACGGTGATACGACCATCAATGGAAATTTACAAGTAAATGGCAGTACTGCCATGACAGGGAACAACACCGTTGGTGGCAGTCAGTTGGTTCAAGGTAGCAGTCATTCTTCAGGAACATTTAGTTCGGATGGTGATGTCACTGCAAGTGGTATCAGTCTCACTGGCCATACTCACCCAGGTGACAGCGGTGGAACTACTGGAGGACCACAGTAATGATGTCACGTGAAAGCGGTCGTGAACTCGAAACTGAAATTGATCAAATCCGTCAATCCATTCAGGACATTTTGACCACGCCCATTGGTACCCGAATCATGCGTCGTGAATATGGTTCATTGCTTCCGCAACTCATTGACTCCCCTTTCAATGAAATTACTTTGCTTCAGCTTTATGCAGCCACCGCAACTGCATTACTGCAATGGGAAGATCGAATCACCTTGAATTCCGTGTCGATCAATCAGGTTGGTCGTGGCTCATTTGAATTGGAAATTGACTGCAATGTGGTCGACAACAATCAGCAACAGTCTTTAAGCATTCCACTTAACTTTGGATCTACGTTATGAGTGTCGATTTTAGTTCACTTCCAAAACCAAATTTTGTTGATGTTATCGACTTTGAGTCGATCTTTAATGAACGTAAAGAATATTTTATTTCGTTATATCCGCAAGACCAACAGGACAATATTCGCAAAACTTTGAATCGAGAAAGTGAACCTGTAACCAAGTTATTACAGGAGAACGCCTATCGTGAAATGATTCTGCGTAATCAAATTAATGAAAAAGCTTTAGCAACTCAATTGGCATTTGCGAAGAAAGAAGATCTCGATGTTTGGGGTGCAAATTATGATGTTGCACGGCTTGTTATTTCTGAAGCTGACAATACAACAACACCACCTTCACCTGCGATCTATGAATCTGATGAAGATTACCGATACCGTATTCAAAAAAAATTAGATGCTTTGAGTACTGCTGGTCCTGAATCAGCCTATGAATATCACGCACTTTCTGCAGATAGCCGTGTTGCTGATGTGAAATGCAGCTCCCCTGCACCTGCACATGCATTACTCACAATCTTACAGCGTGATACTGAGAATAATGCGTCAACACCTGAGTTGAATAATATTGTTTTGAATTATGTGTCTGGAGAAACCAAGCGACCGACCGGAGATCGGGTTCAAGTTCAATCAGCTGAGATTATCGAATTTCAAGTACAGGCCAAACTTCACATTAATAATGTCCCAGAAACTGACACCGTATTTGCTGCAGCTATGGACAGCATATCTTCTTACGTCAATACATCAAAACGGCTAGGTAAAGGCGTTTACTTTTCTGATCTTTACTCTGCGCTTAAAGTCACTGGTGTTGATCGTGTTGAACTTATCTCACCGACTGAAGAAATTATTTTAAATAATTTTCAGGCTGCAACTTGCACAAGTATTAACTTAACGATTGCAGGTGAGGAATGAATTTACTCCCCCCAAACACTACACAGCTTGAGAAAAAGCTTACAGATGTAGCTTCATTCGCTCAAAACCTAAATGGAAACCTTTCTACTTTAATTAGAATTGATGATGCACCTGCAGATTTTCTATCCATATTAGCATGGCAGTTTAGTGTTGACCGTTGGCAGGATGATTGGCCAGATGAAATCAAACGCGCTCAAATTAAAAACTCAATAAAAGTGCATAGGCACAAAGGCACGAATTACGCACTACGTCAGATTGTTGAGAGTTTTGGTTATTCACTTCAAATTCATGAATGGTGGCAAGAGTTACCCATGAATGAACCAGGCACTTTTCAAATCACCATCGACACCAATGGAAAATCTCTAAGCGAGAAAAGCTACAACACATTAGTTGAGCTTCTACATGATGCTAAGCCTTTAACTCGTGATCTAAAAGGCATTGAAATTAATGTTATTTCTGTCCAAAGCGACACCAATGTGGCTTGCGCAATGTACGACGGTGAAGACGTTACGATTTATCCGAAACAAGAAGACTCAACCCCTCTCATTTATCCAATTTTTGCCCACTATGGGCATGACGAAACAACCATTTTTCCAAGAGATGAATAGTTATGGCAGCACAATATTTTTCAGTTTTCACTGAACAGGGATTAGCTCTATTAAGAGAGTCTATTCAAAATGGTACGAAGCTCGGTATCACTCGCATGTCATTTGGTGATGGTGGTGGCTCGCTTCCCGTACCGGATTCAAGTGTTACTCGTTTAGTCAATGAAGTTTATCAAACTTCATTAAATTCACTTGCGCCAGATCCGAATAACTCAAACTGGTTACGTGCTGAAGCCGTTATTTCAAGCGCAGTCGGTGGCTTTAATATTCGTGAATTAGGTTTATGGTCTGATGATATTTTAGTTGCTTATTCTAATTATCCACCAACTTATAAGCCAAATCCATCCGATGGAACTGCAAGAATCATGACCTTCCGCATGGTCCTTCAAATTGACAATACAGCTAACTTTGAACTAAAAATTGATGCCGATATTGTGATGGCAACCATTCGAACAGTTGAAGAAGCAAAACAGCAGGCAATAGAACATGCTGAGAACCTTGTAAAGCATCAAGTGAGTTATGTTGACGATCTGGATGACTTTCTCACTCCTTCAACAGGACAAGTTGTCTATGTTAAAGATGTCGGTGATTTTGAATTTGATGGTGATAACTGGGTTCCTAAAGTACGATTAGACTCATCAACTAAAACAGTACTTGGTCGCTTTTTAGATTCTAAAAATCTAGAAAATGCCAGTATTAAAGATTATGGAGCTGTTGGGAATGGCACTTTAATCCCAATTTCTGATTGGTGGACCATTGGTTCAGTGTATTACCGAGGATACACAGACCTTGCTTCAGTAAAAGATGATTATCCATTTGTTACCAGTGCAACAGATTCCGTGGATTGGGCTGCGACACAGAAATGCGTAAACATGAAAGTTAATGTCTATGCACCTGCTGGAAATTATATTTTAAGTAGAAGTGTTCATACACCTCATTCAGGAAGTCCAAACCGAGTCGATTCTTGTGGAAAACTTTTCGGAGATGGTGTTTCGACTAATTTTAGTCGAGAAAATGCTGTTCCAATGACTACAAGCACAACTGGAGAAATTTCAGTTAGTGATATTAATAATAATGAAAGCTGTTTTTCATTGCATGGATCTTACTTTCATTTAAAAAACTTTAGTATCAGTCGGTCACCAATTGGAATTTATTTTGGTCAAGATCTAACTAAATCTGAATTATCAGCTTGTTACCGTAATGTTATTAAAGATTTAATTATTCGAAATGTAGGAACAGGTGTTTTATTTGATGCTGCATATGGTAATCATTATAACACTATGAGAAATATTCATTTCGTCCAATGTCAAATTGATTGCTTAATGCGAAATAGTCCAAGAGGTGGAACTATTTCAAACAACAACCGTAACCATTTCCATGAAATAAGGTCAAACCGATCAATTGTAGGCTTGTGGATCAAGTCTGCTGACACCACACGAATTGTAGAATGGGATGGTGAAGGATGTGGAGAAAAGCCAACTAATAATAGTTTCCCAACACCAGCAGGACTACCATTATTACCTGATGGAATAACACCTCTAAAAACTTGTGTTCATTTATTTGAAGGTGTTGGCCAATTACAATCTGTAGTGAACTGCAAGATGGAGGGCAATGAAGTCGAACTGTATAACAATCAGTTTGGTAATATGTTCTTATATAATGGGTATCATGAAGCTGTAGAAAATGGCAATCAAGTTTATATGCCACAAAAACCGAGGAGTTTTATTTCTCAACATACATTCTGCTCTAATAAAATTGTAGAAATCTTAAATATTAATCAGAATGCTTTTCCAGGTTTCACAAGTGCTGGCCTACATTTTGTTGGAGATACCGGACCTAGAAACGTCACAGGATCCTCTACATTAAAAGAGTCCTTAGAAGCCAAACCATACAAAAAAGAATTTATAAAAAGCCTTGGAAACGTCCCTGCTTCATCTGTTCATCCTATTTCAATCTGGGAAAATATAGATGCTTCTAGTTCTGCAACCTTTAAGATTCTGATCGTAGGGAATGCACAAGCAAATAATATATCTTTTGCAAGTGAGTTATTAGTAAGTGCATTGCGTAGCTCAACACGTGCATTGTCTCGATATCATATGGTTGAACAAGTGGGTATCAGAGCAACGGGGCAAGGGTCTGGAGATACAGGAAAAATTACAGCTCAACTTGAGTTGGGTGGAGATACCACACGAGACTTGATGTTAAAACTGACAATGCCGGCCTATGAAATGAGTAACGTCACAATTTTTGTAGAACGTGTAGTTACTTTTTAATTTGTAAAACCAACTTAATACAAGCCCATGCACTTGGGCTTTATTCAGACCCATGCAAGCCTGTTTGTTGAAATAAAACCTCAATAAACAGGCTTTTTTTATGGCAGATTCATACCACCACGGACTGCGTGTCGTTGAAATCAACGAAGGTACACGTCCGATCCGAACCATTGCCACTGCTGTTCAAGGACTCATTGCCACTGCAGAAGATGCAGATGCAACCGTTTTCCCATTGAATACGCCAGTGCTCATTACCAACACCCAAGCTGCAGTTGCAAAAGCCGGTACCAACGGCACACTAAAAACAGCACTGCAAGCTATGGCCAACCAAGCCAATTCAATCTGCGTCGTGGTACGTGTTGCAGCTGCTGAAGATGAAGCAGCACAAACAGCAAACGTCATTGGTACCGTAGATGCCACTGGTAAATATACCGGTGCAAAAGCATTGCTTACCGCAAAATCTAAACTAGGCGTACAGCCACGCATCATTGGCGCACCAGGTTTAGATACGCAAGCCGTTGCCACTGAACTTGCAACCATTGCAAAAAAACTTCGTGCCTTTGCCTATGTCTATGCTTGGGGATGCAAAACCAAAGAAGAAGTCGTTGCCTATCGTGATGCATTCGCAGCGCGTGAACTCATGGTGATTTGGCCAAACTTCGTGGCATTCAATGTCGACACAGCACAAACAGAAACTGTACCTGCAGTTGCAGTTGCGATGGGCTTACGTGCCAAGATCGACAACGAAATTGGTTGGCATAAAACCTTATCAAACGTTGCAGTCAACGGTGTTACCGGTATCGATGCTGATGTGACTTGGGACCTTCAAGACCCTGCAACCGATGCTGGCTATCTCAACAGCAACGAAATCACCACACTGATTCAGCATGACGGCTTCCGTTTCTGGGGCTCACGTACCTGTTCAGATGATCCACTCTTTGCTTTTGAAAACTACACACGTACAGCACAGATCATGGCTGACACGATTGCAGAAGCACACATGTGGGCCATTGATAAACCAATGCACGGTTCATTGGTCAACGATATGTTGGAAGGCATTAAAGCCAAACAACGTGAATGGACACGCCTAGGCTATCTGATGGGTGGCGATGCCTGGTATGACCCAGAGCTGAACTCAAAAGACACGCTCAAAGCTGGCAAATTGTATATCGACTATGACTATACCCCTGTGCCACCGCTTGAAGACCTTACCTTCCGTCAGCGTATTACAGACAGCTATTTGGCTGACTTCGCTTCAACGATCACTGCATAGGAGTTGATGCATGAGCCTTCCTCGTAAACTCAAAAATATGAACCTATTTAACGAAGGTGAAAGTTATCTAGGGCAAATCAAAACGGTCGTATTGCCAAAGCTCACACGCAAGATGGAAGACTATCGCGGTGGCGGTATGAATGCTCCATTAAAAATTGATATGGGCATGGGCGATGATGGTCTTGTACTTGAATCGACTTTTGGTGGTTTAGACCTGCTCACATTGCGTCAATTCGGTCTTGAAAAAGTTGACGGTGTTTATATGCGTTTTGCTGGTGCTTATCAACGTGATGACACAGGCGAAGTCGATGCAGTGGAAGTCGTGGTTCGTGGTCGTCATGAAGAAATTGATAGCGGTGACTCTGAACCAGGTGAAGACACTGAACATAAAGTCGTGACCAACTGTGCTTATTACAAACTCACAGTCAACGGCAAAGTTGAAATCGAAATTGACGTGCTTGGCTTCAAAGAAGTTGTAGATGGCAAAGACCGTCTCGAAGCACAACGTAAAGCAATCGGATTATAAGTTTTCCTGCCCTTGCATGGATTCGTTCTGTGCAAGGTTTTTTTAATTCAAAACACTTTTTAGGAATGCAACATGAATACTCAAGATCAAGAATTAACAACACAAATTACTGAAGACCAGGCTTTAAACCAGGCAGCAATTAAAAATCCGAATGAAGAAGTGGTCGAACTGGACTATCCAATCAAGGTCGGTGACAGCCAGATTACTGCTGTGACTGTACGCAAACCAAATATTAAGGCACTGAGCGGTACCAGCCTGCAGGAAATCTTCAATTACGACGTAAATGCACTGATCAAGGTACTGCCACGAGTCACCACACCGGCTTTAACGCCACAACAGGTTCTGGACTTGGACCCAAGTGACTTCTCTCAGCTGGGGGCACAGCTGGTCTCTTTTTTGTACCCGAAGGCAGCACAGCAGGCCATTCAGGAAATGATGAATTAAAACTGGTCAATGATGTCGATGAGGCAATAGCCAATATTGCCTGCATCTTCCACTGGCCCCCCAATACCTATGATGACATGGACATATATGAACTCAGTAAATGGCATCACCTGGCATTAAAACGTAACCAGCAATAAATTTTGAGTCCACCTATGGCTAAATTAAAACTAGAAGTCCTTTTTAACGGTGTAGATAAATTATCAGGACCCATCGCAAAAATCGTAGGTGGATCAAAATCTATGTCTGCTGTCTTAAAAAAAACTACGGCAGACCTGAAAGAACTAAATGCACAACAACGCAGAATTGAAAGCTTCCGAGATCTTCAGTCGAGTATAACCAAAACATCAGACACATTAGCCAGGTATCGTAATGAACATAAGCTTTTAAAAGATCAAAGTAAGCTTGGCCCATTAAGCGAGGAACAAGCCAAAAAATTAAAAAACCTTGAAGCAGGAATACTTCGTACAAAAAGTGCACTAAAAAGTAAATCAACAGAACTCACTGGCGTTGTCCGTGACCTGAATGTCGCTGGTGTACGTGTAGATCAGCTGGCAGCCGATGAAAACAAGCTAAAGCAGCGTACTTTTGAAGCTAACCTAGAACTAAACAAGCAAAGAGATGCACTAAACCGATTGACACGGGCACAGCAGCAATATCAGCGTCATCGTGACATTGCCCGTAATGCTGGTACCGCAGGTATGACTGCTGGCTTTGGTGGTGTCGGTATGCTGTATGCTATGCGCTCTCCTATTGAAGAAAGCAAACGCGTCGATGTTGAAACAGCCAGAATTTTTGCCCTTGGCTTAGGTGAAAAAATCAGTAAAGAAGCTGTGAAATATGCCAGGGCAATGGATACTTTCGGGACATCCACTTATGACAATATGGTGCTGTTGCGTGATGGCCTTACCATTTTCTCTGACTTGCACCATGCAGAAATGGTGGCACCAACATTAGCCAAAATGAAGTTCGCTAACCAGGCTATGTTTGGCCATGAAAAAGGTGAAGAAAACGAAAAAGCCTTCATGGACATGCTGAAAGTTATCGAATTACGTGGTGGTCTAAAAAGTGAGAAATCATTCCAGGATCAGGCCAATAAAATTCAGCAGGTCATCACAGCAACCGGTGGACGTGTTCAAGGTGGTGAATGGCTCAATGCCATCAAGACAGGTGGTATTGCGGTCAAAGGCATGAGTGATGAAGCCTTGTATTACAAGATGGAATCTATTGTCCAGGAATGGGGTGGTCATCGTTTTGGTACCGCTGCCATGTCTGCCTACCAGAACATTTACCAGGGCCGAACCACCAAACGTGCAGCCAACAACATGCTAAGACTCGGACTGATCGAAGATCCAAGCAAACTGAAGCATGATAAAGCCGGGCAGATATCCTATCTGGATGTCGGAGCAATCAAGGGATCCGACCTGTTTAAAAAAGATCAGTTCGCCTGGATGGAACAGGTGCTTTTACCGCAACTGGCCAAAAAAGGAATTACTGAAAAAGGCGATGTTCTAGATGCCATTGGCAGCATCTTTACCAACCGTACCGCATCCAACCTGTTTGGTGACATGTACCTGCAGCGTGACATCATTAACAAATCAGCGAAAATGAATGCTGGTGCCGACAATATTGACGCACTCTTTGGCAAGGCCACCAATACCACAGCCGGTAAAGAAGCTGAAGCCAAAGCCAAACTGCATGATGCCTATTTGAAATTCGGTACCACCATTCTGCCGGTGTATACCAGTGCCATTGAAATTGCCACCAAAGCCATGCAGGGATTCACCGGATGGATGGAACGCAACCCGACAGCAGCAAAAGCATTGGGTGTTGGCCTGATTACTGTAGCGGCGAGCCTGGTGGCGATTGGTGGAACGCTGGTGGTCCTGTCCCCGCTTATTTTGGGGATTGCAAGTCTACGTTTTGGCCTATCTTCTCTGATCATGAGTGGACGCATGTCCATGACTGTATTCCAAGCATTGCCAACGGTATTCAATATCGTGAAAGCTGGATTCCTTGGGCTGGGCAAAGCATTCATGTTCGTTGCACGCCTGTTCCTGATGAACCCTATCGGCCTGGCCATTACAGGCATCGCTGTTGCTGCTTACCTCATTTATAAATATTGGGAACCGATTAAAGGCTTTTTCCTTGGTTTATGGAATACCGTCAAAACTGCATTTAATGGCGGTATTCAAGGCATTTCAGCACTGATCATCAACTGGAGTCCGATTGGTCTGTTTTATATGGCATTTGCAAAAGTACTGTCTTGGTTCGGTGTCGATCTCCCAGCGAAGTTCACCGGCTTTGGTGCCATGATTCTGGAAGGACTCAAGAACGGTATTTTATCCAAAATTAATGCGGTAAAAGAAGCATTATCAGGTGCTGTCACCGGCGTGATCGATAAAGCCAAAAAAATATTAGATATCCACTCCCCGTCTCGCGTGTTCTTTGGGATGGGGGAATACACCATGCAAGGCATGGCGAATGGCATTATGCATTCAAGTATTCTGCCAAAAGTCGCCACAGCCACCGCAACTCAAGGCTTAATCAAAAGTGCAAATGTCTCGACACAGACAGTGAAACCAATCAATGTTGGTCGTAACAATCCACGGTCATATATCAGTCAAGATACAATCAACATCACTATTCAGGCAAAAGACGGTTCATATGTGAAAGGTACAGCTGAAGCATTGCGTCAGGAACTCAGACGTGTGGTACAGGAAGAACAGAATGCCAAACGTAAATTTTTAACAGACACGGAGTAAAGACACATGATGATGGCTCTAGGCTTGTTTGTCTTCTCATTACGAACAGCGTCATATCAAGAACTGCAACGTGTCACCAATTGGCGACATCCTTCCAATAGCCGTGTCGGGGACTCCCCTGCTTATCAATTTATTGGTAAAGGTGAAGATGTCATTACACTTAAAGGCCTGATTTACCACGAATTGACAGGAAGTCGCGTCACATTAGACACCCTCAGACAAATGGGGGATACAGGCAAGGCATACACCTTGATTGAAGGCACAGGCAAAATTTATGGCTTAGTCATCATCAATGATTTAGATGAAACCAAAACCTATTTCTTTAAAGATGGTGCAGCACGTAAAACTGAATTCACTTTAAAACTGACCATTGTACGCGATTGGCAACCGACCTTATTAGGCACCCTGATCGGCATGGGTGTTGGCGCACTGAATAGGATTCTATAATGCTGAATAAAGTCATGAACGTCGTTGGTACGGCATTAAATTCTGTTGAAAAAATGACGGAATATCCTTACCCAATTTTTCGTGTTGAAGTCGATGGTGTCGATATTTCATCCCTTATGGCTTCACGTTTAATGTCACTGAGTATTAAAGACAATCGTGGGCTTGTGGTGGATTCAGTGGACATCGAATTGAATGATGCAGATGGCATGCTCAGTATTCCACCCAAAGGTGCCATCATTCAGGTCTGGTTAGGTTGGTCCAATACTGGTTTATTTGACAAAGGCAAATACAAAGTCGATTCCACATCCCATCGTGGCGCACCAGATGTACTCAGTATTTCTGCCATGGCCAATGACGTATCAGAAGGTTTAAAACAAAAGCGTGAACGCAGCTGGAGCGACAAAACCATTCAAGAAATATTTGAAAAAGTCGGTGCTGAATATGAACTGAAAGTCATTGTTCATGAAAAATTCGCATCAAAAAAAATCAAATACATTGCCCAGAATGAATCTGATGCAAATCTCATTACACGTATTGCCGATGAGAATGACGCAATTGCCACCGTGAAGAATGGACATTTGATTTTATTACCACGTGGCGCAAGTCAAACGGTTTCAGGTTTAGCCCTACCACGTGTGCAAATCACCAGGAATAAGGGCGATCAGCATAACTACACCAATGGCACAGGTACGGACAATATTACAGGTGTCAAAGCCTATTACTACACTGAAAACAAAGCCAAGAAATTGCATGTGGTGGTCGGTGACAGTGAAGACAACATGAAAGAGATCCGCTATGTGCATCGGGATAAAACCACAGCTGAACTGGCAGCCAATGCGGAATACAATCGTTGCAAACGTACTGCCCAAAAACTGACATATACCTTGGCATTTGGTGATCCAACTTTAATCCCTGAACAGGAATTTGAATTCATTGGCTTGAAACCTGAAATTGACGAAATTGTATGGCTTGGCACCAACGTAACCCATTCACTCAATGACAATGGCTTCACCACCTCAGTTGAATTGGAAGTACAGCTTCCAGATGCCGATGATGTATCGACCCTGTTTGAAGGTCGTGAGGAAAAAACCGAAGAAGAAAAACAACAGACCAAGAAGCGTACAGGTAAAAATTATGCAGATTATACCGGTGTCATTGCGTATTACAGCGAAGGTGGAAAGTCAGTCAAAATCACTTCAGGTGATCAAAGCAAGCCATTAAAGTTGACTCACGTCTACAAATCGAAAAAGACTGCGAATAATGCGGTAAAGCGAGAACAAGCTAAAATCGAAAAAGCCAGAAAATAAAGCAAAAAAATCCCATACTTGGGGTGGTATGGGACGGAAATGGGTTTAACAAATATACCTATTTTTAGAACTACAAACAACAAAAAGTCACCATATATGGTGATTATGTTGTATATTTGTTGAATATTATTTATTCAGTAAAGGCAGCAAAAATGTCTAAACCAGGACGTACGATAAGTAATAAATGCCCTCATTGTAGTTCTGCACTTTGGATTCGTTCCAGTGAACAAGTTGGTCCTCTTCTAAAACGCTTGTATGGCCAATGCACCAATCTACATTGTGGTTTTACAGCACAAGGCTTTTTAACCTGGGAAGTTGAGCTGTCCCCTTCAGCAACCCCTAATCCAAATATCAATTTGCCTAAATCACCATCAAAACAACATAAAGAGGTGGCATGTGTCTGACCTTATTGACCACGCACAAGAACTACAACTCAAACAAGTAAACATTCAACCTCGTAACTACAGCACTCCCTCACTTTCTGAATGTGAAGAATGTGGCAATGCTATTCCACCAGAACGTCAAAAGTTAGGGGCTGTCACGCTCTGTATAGAGTGTAAAAGCCTGGAAGAAAAACATGCCAATCGTTACCGCTGATTCATCAGATCCAATCGAATGCCCTTGCCCTATTTGTAACTCACAGGATTAGACATGACACATTTACATTTAATGGTTTCACTTATGATCTTTCTTACATTTATTGCTGTGCTAGTGCTGTGGTATTTGTTTGCTGCTTATAAACGACTCACACGACTACAGAAAGAGTTGCATAAATTACATCAACAAAAGTGTGCGTTTATTCAAGCACAGGAACGGGCAGCTGCTATAACCAAACATCGAATCAATTTATAAAGGTGACCTATGTGGCTTTATCCATTCCTAGTAGGGTTTATGATTGGAGTAATTGGTAGCTGTTTGATGTTTTTAAACATGGTTATATAAAAAGCCCCATGATGGGGCTTTATTTATCAACTAAAGGAACATTCCAATTAACCTCGAATACTATTAATTTTGTACTCTCTAGCCAACCGAATTAAATCCAAGTTTGAATATCTATTCTGAGATTGAACTGGATAGGTCGAGTAAACATAATCTATAAACTCGTTATAGTATTTACCTTTTGTTTTATCAATCACTAAATCTAAAATTCTTTTGTCTCTATCAGAAAGTCGAATCTCTTCATCATCACCATGAAACATGATTACATTCTTATTAGATCCAAAAATATTTTGATCGTTATGTAATGAAAAGTTATGTGAATACAAAACTGCATTTTTCACATCATCCACATAAGGACCATAGTGATTAAATAGCCAATTAATGTTAGTCAGCTGCTCATCATCAGCTAAAGCACTGAACCAATCGGCCAGATAAACAAGTTTTGTTAATCTTGAATTTGAAAGCTCACTAGGATACGGATAGTGAATACATAAATAAGCGATGATGCTCTGCAATCTATTCATGTCTACCTCCTCCACTTAATGAACTCAAGATATCATTTTCAGCCCCATCGGCACCAGCTGACCGCATTCTTTTTGCAAGCTCTAAAGCTTTACTTTTCTCAATAAACTCAGCTAAATAACTCTGATTCTCTTTACAGTAACTTATTAATGCCTTTATGTCTGTATCATTTAAGATATTTTCATTGATGCTCTCAAAGACAATAACACCTAAATTATCATCAGCTTTACTTATCGCAATAGCCACATACCAACAGCTTTTCATATAAAAACTTTGAAGATCTTCTATTCTAAACGCATAAGTATCTGACATATATTTAAAATACTCTTTACCATCTCCTTCATATTTTGGACATTGATTTTCTATTTTTTCGCCATAACTCCAAGCTTGACTAATAACACCTTGGTTTAATGGGAATTTTTGCCTATGTGATTTTTTATAATGAGGATTTACAGAGTAACGTGCCAACAAAATAAACACTTCATCTTGTTCAAAATATATTGAAACTCTTTCCATAGAATTCATTTTAAATAACTTAAATATATGTTTCAGCCATCCAACGGCTATATCATTTTGTAATTCATATATTTGATTATTGAGATCCTGAATATTCTCTTGATAACCATTAATTGAACTAGATAGCCTCTTAATTTCTTCTATTTTTCTATTAACCTCATTATCTTTTTCTAAAATCTCCTTCTCTTTTGTATTTAGACTATTCATTAAATCAGAGTTTTCTCTTTTAATAATTGTATATTCCTCTCTAGCCCCAAGCCCATTGGCAAGCCCTAGAATCACCCCAATAAAAAGCCAAATAAATGGACAAACAATCACAAATGCAACAAAGGTTACTGCTGAATTAGCTTCGCTCCATGATTGAGAAAGGCTATAACCACTTAATAGATAAATTCCTACAGTAATTAAAAAACCTCCTAAAAAAAGATAATTAGGATGTGAAAATTTTTTAGATAATTTTTTAATAAATTTCATTATTGATCATCCACATCCTCAACCACATCATAATTAGCCAATAAATGCTCACGAACTGCTTGAGGGGTATTATAGATTTCTCCATACCATTGATCTTTCAAACAAATAACACGTTGTGACTTAAATGTTTTTATCCCTGCTACTGTCTTTGCAAAGAAATACCAACGCTTATTTCCATACTCTTTATGTACACCAGTTATATCAACTCCCCTTGTCGTAACTCTACCATGCCGATCTTTGTATTTAAGTACATAACGAAAACCAACTAAATCAAGATCATCTTCAAATTCATCATCTTTATTAAAATCTGGAATCTGATTCCAAGGTTGATATTCAGGCTTAGTTTTTGGTACATACACTGTTGGTTCTTTATATTGAGGTTCTGGTTGAACAGGTTGAACAGGTTGAACAGGTTGAACAGGTTGAACAGGTTGAACAGGTTGAACAGGTTGAACAGGTTGAACATTATCTTTCTTGCCTAAATTTATCTTGTTTTTGCCAAAATAAATCAAAAAAACAATAGTAGAAATAATACCCAGTAAAAAAACTAAAAGCTCACTGCCTGTAGCAGCTTGATTAGGCTCATTAGGTACAACAACTGCCATTAATACCAAAATTGCGAAAACGGCTGCTAAATGGTGAAAAAATATTTTTAAACGTGATACAGGAGCGTGATGAATCGTCAGAAAATAACTTCTAGGTTTTATAAGAAACCAAAGTACTGACCAACTTATTACAAATAATATCCCTATTAAAAAGTACATAATATAAGCCACTTACAGCACCCCACCCACATAATTTTTATAAAGTCTTGACGCCTTAATAGTATCTAAGATACTCTAATTTCACCATAGCAAAATCTATGGTCAGGCGTGGAAACCTGAAATATTTTACAAAGGCGCAAATAAGTCGCGCAAGCGGCTGTTTTTTTGCGTAAAATTCGGCTATGCCTTTTATGGCAGGCTGGATAGGGCAGTCTTCGGACTGGCCGTTTCCTTTGTAGCGGTATTTCCACCCCTGTTCAGTCTGTCACCATTCCGTGGAAAGAGTGGTGTCAGGTTTAAAACTTGATATACAAAGGAAAGGCTAATGAAACATTTCGCTTCTACACATTCATGCACTCTGAACGAGGGAAAAGTAAAGCAACGCTTTACCCGAGTGCAAGACGAGAGCTATGATCGAGTAAACGTAAAAGAACACTCCCCTATTTACGACCTAGCAGCGTATGAACAACGCCAGCGCAAACTTAAACGTAAACAGCTTCTCAAAAACCTCTTAGACACCACCGTCTTCTTTTCAGCATGTTTTGTAGTCTTCTCAATGCTATTTTGGGGAGCTTAAGTATGAGCGCACTTGCACATATTGATGATGCCGTCTTTATTCAAGACCAGCAGGTTAAAACTAACAGTTTAAAAGTCGCTAAGATTTTTAAGAAACGACATGACAACGTTGTTCGTAAAATTGAAAGCTTTTTTGAACCAAAATCTACTGCCCTCAATTTTGGGGTGAGTGATTTTACTGCCCTCAATTTTGAGGTGAGTGAATATTTAGATAGTACGGGTCGAAAATTACCCATGTACCAAATGACCAAAGATGGCTTTATGTTTTTGGTTATGGGTTTTACTGGTGAAGAGGCTGCACAAACCAAAATTGCCTATATCAATACCTTTAACCAAATGGCGGCTATGCTTTACAACAATGAAGGTAAGCACCTACATATTCATGTTGGGGCAACGGTACAACTTAAAGCGGGTGGTCCTATTTATACAGTCAGTCGGATCTATCACGACCAGAATGGCTTCATGCAAGATGCTGAAGTCATTTGGCATAATAAAGCGACTCTGTGCCGTGACATCCTTCCAGTGGCTTGTTTATCACTGGACACAAAGAACATAGCGCAAAATAAAACCCTTACAGACTTTTGGCAAAGCGTACAGCACTACGGTATAGAACGGCTCAACCATAGTCGAAGCACCCAAACTCTTGCCCTGAACCTAACACAGCTATATCAAAGTATTGAAGGGCTACCACCTAAAGCACAGCTTTCCGCAATACTGATGCAGAGTCGTCCACCCTACCCAACGTATATGCAGCATAACCATGCTGTAAGCAGCATACTGACCAAAAAAACACTGAAGTGTTGGGTTTTTAAATTGAATAGCAGCTCACTACCCGCAGTGACATATTTATAAAAAATCGAGTTTTTTTCTAAAAACTGCACTAAACGGAAAGTCATTTTTTTAAATGTGCTAGATTTCGATTAATCCACCAAGCATGGTCAATTGCCATGCTTGGTTTACCCTATTTTTTTATTTAAAAGCGATGCTCATTCAAAGAGTTAGGACTTTAAGATATGAAATCAGTTATTGATCTTGAAATAAAAACAGACATGACAGCAGAACAAAAGTTAGAACAAATCGCCTACCCTGTCGAAAATCTGCAGCTTATGCTCTCTGCACTGACCAAAATGCACATAGATCATTCATTATCAGGAGATGAACTTACAGCATTGTTTAATACATTGCACAAGCAAGTACTTGATATTCAGCGTGCACTAAAATCATAAGCATTATTTCGATTGCTGGGCGTATGTATCAGCAATCACTATCAGTCCATGTTTAGCTGCATCATTCAGACCTCTAAATATGGACAATAGCTTTTGTTCTTCATCTGCAAGTTCATTTAATGCAATATTCTTTCGTCTTCCCCACAAAAGATATTCAATATCAAACCCATGATCCTCCAACTTATCCAGTTGGTCTGTTGTAAGTGGGTCATTATGCTTTTCATAGCGCACCACCGAGTTCTTTTTTACACCCAAAATTTCGGCTAACTCATCCTGAGTTTTTATATCTAAACGCTTGCGTTCTTCTTTTAAACGCTCCCCACGATTAGAAAAATCATCATTTTTCATACTTTTTCCCAAAACAACACTTGAATATCATCATTAATAGTACTAAATTAGAGTTACAGAGCTTCCTAGTAACTATTTATGGTGATTTTACATGAACAAGTCAGTTGAACAAACTAAACAGCTACACACACAAACAACTATGGTTCGCTGGACTGAACCTCAGTTTGAAACTCTTCGTAAATTAGCGTTTGAACAAAAAAAACAACCCGCTGTTTTCATCCGTGAATTCATTCTCAAGCACTGTCCAGAATTAGCTTCATCTGCAGATGAGCGATTGTAATCAAAGCGATTTTAACGTGCTTTAAAAGCTACAAACTTCACAACAGTTTTCACAATTTCAAACAATGGTTGATTTTTTGACGGAGTTCAAATGTTAGACATACAAAGACGCATAGATGACCGTCTAAACCAAATTTTTAAGTTTAAAAAAGTTGGGGAATGGTACCGTCACGGTATCTGCCCACAATGCAGTCAAAAAGAATGCTATACACATGCACACACACCACGCGTTGTGAAATGTAGTCGTTTAAATAACTGTGGCTATGAAGAGCATGTTAAAGATATTTGCGAAGACTTATTCAAGGATTGGTCTAAAGAGTTTCCAAAAACAGAAACCAACCCACATGCAGCAGCAGATGCATACTTACGTCATGGCCGTGGTTTTGATCTTGCACCGCTAAAAGGTTTATATACACAGGACACTTTCAGTAACGAGCACAAATATCCAGGACTTTATACTGGTACCGTCCGCTTCAAATTAGCTGATGGAATTTATTGGGAACGATTCATAGACCGCCCAGAACGCTTTGGTCGTCAAAAAGCAAACTTCATTGGTAAATATGAAGGCTTGTCTTGGTCTATGCATGACTTAGATACGCTCTGCAATGCACCTTCGTTTTGGATCACGGAAGGTATTTTCAATGCAATTGCCCTAATCCAATCTGGACAGTTAGCTATTGCCACAATGGCCACGGGCAACTATCCAACTGTTTTACTTAAACAGATTGCAGACCGTTGCCACGAACTAAAAAAAGATAAGCCACGCTTGATCTGGGCATTTGACAATGACAAAGCAGGCAAAGATGCAATTAAGAAATTTCACTTACGCGCACTTCAAGAAAAGTGGGCTTCTACAGCTGCTCTACCACCGCATCAAGTCAAAGGTAAAAACCTAGACTGGAATGACTTGTTTATGCACGATCTACTGCACAGTGAAGAACGTGCTAAGTATCGTCATTATGGTGAGTTGCACATTGCTGAAACTGCCGAACAGGCTGGTTTGCTCATCTACAACTTTAAAGAAGGTCGTACCAAGACTTTTTTCTTTAATCACAATTTCCGTCTTTACTGGTTCAATCTGGATTACGACAAATATGCCAAGCGTATGAATCAGATTGAAGAAGATCCAAGTTTTGACGATTTACTTGATCAACAGAAACGTGAACAAGCGTTACGTGACTGTGCAGCAGTGACCGAAATCTGTAACGCACAGATTGAACCACTGTACTTTGAACGCAACGAAATTACTGGCGAAGCTTGGTATTACTTCAATGTGCAAAGCCAGTGGGCAGAAAAGAAAACCCAATTTACCCCAAGCCAAATAGGAAGCCGTAGCAAGTTTAAAGATGCCACCATGGAAATCATGGCAGGTGCTATGTGGACTGGCACTGACCAACAGCTTGAATTCTTTATGAAACGCAAAACAGAACGTTTAAAAGAAGTCAAAACAACAGACTACATAGGCTACTCCAGTGAATACCAAACCTATATTTTTCCAAAACATGCTGTGCATAACGGTCAAGTTATCCCCATTAATGAACATGATTACTTCAAAATTAAGCGCCTTGAACTCAAGAGCTTGGCGAAGTCCCCTGTCATTACTTTAAATCCAAAAAAGGAATTTACCGCATTCTGGTGGAAAGACTTTTACCGTGTACGTGGCAGTAAAGGATTAATTGCCCTGGCATGGTGGACGGGTTCTTATTTTGCTGAACAAATCCGTGCAATAGATAGCTCATATCCATTCATTGAAATCATTGGTCAAGCGGGTGCAGGTAAATCACGCTTAATTGAATTTTTATGGAAACTCAGCGGCCGTAAAGACTATGAAGGCTTTGATGCCAACAAATCTACAAACGTGGCGGTGTACCGTAACTTTGCCCAAATCTCTAACCTTCCAGTCGTACTCATTGAAGGTGACCGTAACGATGCTCAAGGCAATGCTGTAAAACAGACCAAGTTCAGTTGGGATGAGCTCAAAGATGCTTTTAACGGTCGTGCGATTCGCAGTAAAGGTCTAAAGACCGCAGGTAATGAAACGTATGAACCACCATTTCGTGGTGCAATTATGATTTCACAGAACAGTGCAATTGCTGCATCTGAAGCAATTTTGACTCGTACATTACACCTTTCATTTGACCGCAAGGGGCAGTCACTAGAAACCAAGCGCATAGTCGACGCACTCGACCGCATTGAGCTTGAAGAAGCATGTACCTACATGACGCATTGCCTACGTAAAGAAAATGAGATCCTTACAACATATCAAGAACGTCTAAAAAGCCTTGAAGACCAGTATCACAACGTAGGTATTACACATACACGTATTGCTTTATGTCATGCACAAGTCGCTGCTCTTATTGAAGCGATCGCAGAGCATGTGTTGAATGGTCATCTGGATTATGAAGAAGTCGCTACAGCACAAGAAATGCTAATGGACATGGCTCAACAACGTGTCGATCAATTAAATGGTGACTGTCAAGAAGTTGAACAATTTTGGGAAGCTTTTGAATATTTACAAAGTGGCAGAAACCCACAATTCAGCCTTAATCATCATGACTATGATGCCCAGACCATCGCAATCAACTTAAACGAAGTCTATAAGGTTGCTGCTCAGCAGTTCCAAAAACTACCAGAAATTACCGTGATGAAAAACCTACTTAAAACATCACAAAAATTCAAATTTATAGAATCTAACCGAGCGATTAGCTCAAACCGCTATCCAACCGATGCTGTTAAAAACTTAAATGCCGACAATGAATTGATAGATAAACGTCGCACGGTCAAATGTTGGATTTTTTCTAACCCAAGCTATGGAGTAACACAACCATGAATGCCTTCATAGCACCACCTTCACTATTACCTTTTATTGATGACGAGGAAATACTTATGGCCAATCAACAAGACTTAGATTATGTCGGTCAAAAAATCATTGAAGTCCTACGCGAGAAGTTTCCGAATGATGAAGGATACATTCAGGAAAAGATTCATCGATTATCTGAAATGAATAATAAATATGAAACTTTTTCATGGGCATTGAATCAACTTGATTATGACAATCAATGCTTATTATTTGCAAAATTAGGAATAAACATCCATGGCTATAAATTCTACAACCATTTATTTCAACAACTTTAAATCAAAACACACATACAGAAGTTACCGCTTCTGTATGTGCTACACAACTACTGGAGCGCAATTATGCAAAATGATTCTAACGTAGAAACACCAAAAGCAGAAATCCCGAATTTTCTGCAATGTGAGCCACGTAAATACAACGTTACATTAAATCACTGGCATGAAGAAACTTGTGAACTCGAATTCACATTAGTCATCAAATGTACTGATGAAGCCTTACATGAGCACAATAATTTTTGGTGTGAAAGTGAATGGCGCCTAGATTCAAACGATGGCGATATTGTTGCTGTCATTTTAAAAATGATAGGACGTAAAGTTTTTTGGTGGTGTTATGAACACAACTCTAACTCGGTACACAAAGATTATGGTGTGAATTCTATTTTTAAAGATGAAGGGTGGAGTCCTCTTTGTTTTGAGATTACAGAACTCAATTTCGATAATTATATTAATGATGACTCTTTTGAATTTGAACCTGCAGTGATGGAGGCATAAATCATGAGAGGAGTAAATAAAGTCATTTTGGTCGGCATGGTCGGTGCAAATCCTATTTCAAAGCATTTTCCAAACGGTGGATCCTATGCCCAATTTTCAATTGCCACCTCTGAAAAGTACCAAGACAAACGTACTGGTGACTGGATAGAAAATACAGAATGGCATCGGATAGTCGCAAATAATCGACTAGGGGAAATTGCCTGCCAATTTCTAAAAAAAGGATCAAAAGTCTACATAGAAGGTTCATTACATACTAGAAAATGGACAGACCAGAACCGACAAGAGCGCTACGTGACCGAAGTTAAAGCCAATATACTTCAGTCACTTGATAGTGCCCCTCAAGCCAATACAGTGTGAGAATGAATATGAAAAATGTTCGACCAGATCATCCTATTGCACATGAAGCTTACGAAACAATCAAAGCCATGAGCTGTGAGTTTATCAATATTGTTGCACAGGACTACGCTATATCCCCCACTGAAACAGGCTACTTCATTGCTGGAATTTCCCCGGGTACTGTAGACAATGGATTTAATCGTGAGGAATGGTTATCAACATTTGAAAAGTTGCAAGGAATTAATAAATGAGTGTAAATACTGACTCACTTATAGAGAAAATTCTTCTCAAAATAATGAAGCAGATTGAAGCAAAACCAATTATTCCTATTGATTGTCAGTTGTGGGATGAACATGACATTGCTCAGTACTTCAAATACTCACTTGACTATACAAAACGGCATATTATCAGTAATGATAATTTCCCTCCAAGCCGCGAACTACCAACCTCTGCTACTGGCGATCGCACAGTGTCACGTTGGAAAGCCACAGATGTCATACGTTTTGGAATGGCATTTGATAAAACAAACATTTGCTACAACTAAGATAGAGCCACCGCAAGGTGGCTTTATTACCTTTTGAGTTACCAAATAATTACCAACAAGCACTCAAACAAAATTTATAAAAATTAATATGATAAAGCTATAAATCAACAGACTTACCTTTATCACCACATTCCGATACTACCAATAAACTTATGCCAATAACCCACTTAATCCTGCAGTTTGATTGAGCTCGTCCAGGATCTCATCATTGGTAGGGTTATAATACGTCAACGCTTGCTTTGGATCCTTCCATCCAAAAATTTTGCATAGAGTCAGAGCATTTTTAATTCGTCTGGCCATAAGTGAAGCCGCTTCATGACGTGAATCATGAAAAGTGAGATCAGCATGTTCTAGACCAGCCTGTGCACGTGCCTTTCTAAATAAACTATCACGTGTGGCATCACTCACCGTAAAGACCTTTGGACTCCCCTTACGATCAATTTTTAAAGCCAGCGACCACAAATGCAAAGCAAAATCATCTAAAGGTACCTTACGTGCCGAACCATTTTTTGTATCAGACAGCTGAATATATCGGCCAGATAATACAACATCCTGTGGGAAGCAATTCGTGATCTCACCAGAGCGCATCCCCGTAGCCAAGGCAATCAACCAAATAAGAGCTACTTCCTGCATTTTTGTGTGAGGTATCATGCCAGGCTTATACTTAAAAGCAGCCAACATTTTTTCTAACTCATGCTCTTCTATGCGTCTTTCACGGTGGTCTGGTTTCTTTGGCTTCCGAATTTCTTGGATAGGGTTAAAGTCAATCCATCTTTTATCAAGCTTGCACCAATTGAAAAATGCAGACAGTAAAGAATAATCACGCAAGACAGAGGAAGCCTTCAGAGGTTGTATAGATCTCTTCATAACCGAATCTTCCCATTGCTTAATGAACTCACTTTTATAGGCATGTAATGGCCAATCAACATTCGGTAAAGCATCTTTTAAATAAACAATGCGCTGGCGTTCTTTTTTTGCTGTCTTTTTATGAATCGAAACTTCATCACTATAACGTTGCAAAGCTTCCCGAACAGTTAGCACCACCTTTTTTTTGATAGCAGCTTCTGTGGCTGCGTTTAAGATCAAATCACGTTCAGTGGCTCTACCCCAATTCGTGGCATCAATTTTCTTTTCAAACGTCTTCGTTTTTCGCACACCATTTAATTCAACGTCTGCTTTCCACTTTTTATTAGGCCGCTGATAAATAGAAATACTCATCTACAAAATGCTCCTTAAGCAATCACCCAAAACGGGTGGAAAACGGGTGGAAACATATACCAAATAATCACGGAAAATACCGTAAAAAAACATAAACACCAGAAACGACAAAGCCCCAAGCCTTTGATTTATAAGGCTTGGGGCTTTGGAGAATATTAATATTCTAAATCTTGGTCCCGAGGGTCGGACTCGAACCGACACGTCATCTCTGACAGCGGATTTTGAGTCCGCCGCGTCTACCAATTTCACCACCTCGGGAGAGGAAGTATGTTTGTGTTGCGTATATTAGCGCGTTTGCAAAACTTGTCAAACCCTAAGTGAATATTATCGTTCACTTTTAGATCATTTAAACATTTTTCATGATTTAGGCCAGAAGCAGAGCCATTAAAAAGCGAAAAAGTTTATACTAGGCGCAATTTTTGCGGTGTTTTTTCTCAAATATGCAACTGTCTGACTTTTCCTTTGAACTACCCGATGAACTTATTGCCCGTTACCCACTCGAAACACGTAGTGCTTCGCGTTTATTGCATTTAGATGCTAAGGGCCAATATCACGATCATATGTTCACAGATATTATTGATCTGTTCGAAGAAGGCGATTTATTGGTACTCAACGATACCAAAGTCATGAAGGCTCGACTTAAAGGAAAACGTGCCACAGGTGGGGCTATTGAAATTTTAGTTGAGCGTATGCTGAACCACACCACAGCGTATTGCCATATTAAAGCGAGCAATTCACCTAAAGCAGGGGCTGAGCTTTTTGTTGGTGCGGACAATATTCCCGTGATTGTGCGTGGCCGTCACGAAAACTTATTTGTCGTTGAGTTTTCACAACCAATTTTGCCAGTACTTGAGCAATATGGTCAGTTACCTATCCCGCCTTACTTCAATCGTGAAGCAGAAGCAATTGACACTGAACGCTATCAAACGGTTTTCCATAATCCAGAAAAAATTGCCAGTGTGGCTGCCCCAACAGCAAGCTTGCATTTTGACGAAGAGTTGTTAGCAAAGTTAGACCAAAAAGGCGTTAAGAAAACCTTTGTGACTCTTCACGTCGGAGCAGGTACTTTTATGCCTGTACGCACTGATGACATTACAAATCATGTTATGCACAGTGAATGGTGTGATGTTCCTCAAGAAACTATTGATTTAATTTTGGCAACTAAAGCACGCGGTAATAAAGTGATTGCTGTGGGTACAACTGCAACACGTGCTTTAGAAAGTGCAGCTCAAGCACATGGCGGAAAAATCGCAGCATGGACTGGTGATACGCAAATCTTTATTTATCCAGGTTATGAGTTCTGCATCGTAGACCGTTTAATTACTAACTTCCATTTACCTGAGTCTACCCTGCTCATGTTAGTTTCAGCATTGTCAAATAGAGAAAATATTTTGGCTGCTTATGAACATGCCGTTAAAGATCGCTATCGCTTCTTTAGTTATGGCGATGCAATGCTGATTGATAAATTAGAAGTTTAA